GTCGAGGGCAATCGTGAGGTGCTGGACGCGCTACGCGCCACCCTCGGGAGTGCCACACATGGACCCGGAAACGAAGAAGCTGGTCGATGAGATCGGCCGTGGATACACGGAGCTTCAGCAGACGCTGACGCAGAAGGCGGAGCAGGCGGCGGCGGGTGTCGTCGATCCGCTCGTCGAGATCAAGCTCAAGGCGTTGAGCGCCGACCTGGCCACCAAGGAAGCCAAGCGTGATGCGGCGGTTGCGGAACTCAAGTCCCGCGTCGATGCGCTCGCGTTCACTGGCCCCGCTACCAAGGACGACGGCCTGACGGTCGAGCAGCGCGAATACCGCGCCAAGCTGAACGCCTACATCCGTCGCGGCAACGAGGACGGTCTCCGCGCCCTCGAGCAGCGCGCCCTCTCGGTCGGCCACGACCCGGATGGCGGCTACACGGTGGAAGCCGACAAGAACGGCCGCATCGTCTCGCGCATCTACGAGACGAGCCCGATGCGCCAGGAAGCGTCGCAGATCACCATCTCGACCGATGCCCTCGAAGGGCTGATCGACAACGGCGAAGCCGCCGCGTCGTGGGTCGGTGAGACCGCCACCCGTGGCGAGACCAACACGCCGCAGCTCGGCCAGTGGCGCATCGTCGTCCACGAGCTGTTTGCGAAGCCGCGCGCGACGCAGAAGCTCCTCGACGACTCCAGCGTGGACATCGAGGCGTGGCTGCTCGGCAAGATTGCCGACCAGTTCAGCCGCTCGGAGAACACCGCGTTCGTCACGGGCATCGGCGTCGCCCGTCCGCGTGGGTTCGCCAGCTACTCCACCGCCGCGACGGCTGACGCCTCGCGCACCTGGGGCGTGTTCGAGCACGTCGCCTCGGGCAGCTCGGGCAGCTTCGGCACCGACCCGAACGGCGTGGAAAAGCTCATCACGCTCCAGCACAAGCTCAACCCCGCCTACAACGGCAACGCGAAGTGGTTCATGAACCGCGCCACGCTGGCGGAAGTGCGGACCCTGACCGACGCGTCGAGCGCCGGCAAGTTCGTGTTCGTGCCGGACTTCTCGGGCGCCACGCCGGGCAGCATCCTCGGCCGTCCCATCGTCCTCTTCGAGGACATGGCGACCTACACCACCGCCAGCTCGCTCGCGGTCGCCTATGGCGACATGCGCGAGACCTACCAGATCGTCGACCGCGTTGGTATCCGCACGCTGCGCGATCCCTACTCGGCCAAGCCCTACGTGGAGTTCTACAGCACGAAGCGCGTGGGCGGCGACGTGGTGAACTTCAACGCGCTGAAGTTCATGCAGTTCGCCTAAGAGGAGACCAGACACCATGCGTGACATGACGAAGAACGTGCAGGCCAAGCGGGTGCTCTCGCCCGTGTCCGTGGCCGACAACACCGCTCAGGTGGGGCAGGTGATTGACCATCAGGGCTACAACGGGGCGCTCTACACCATCCTGATCGGCTCCGTGGCCGACGCGGACGCCACCTTCACCGTCCTGCTCGAAGAGTCGGACGCCAGCGGCAGCGGCTACGCAGCGGTGGCTGATGCGGACATGAACTCGCAGGGCGCCAACGCGGCGGAAACCGATGCGGCGTTCCAGTTCGACGACGACAACGAAGTGCGGAAGATCGGCTACATCGGCCAGAAGCGCTACACGCGTCTGACCATCACGCCGGCCTCCAACGCATCGGCGGCGGTGCTCGCGGCGGTCTGCCATCTCGGCTACCCGTCGATCAAGGCCGTCACGCAGGCGGCTAGCTAGTCCGATGACCGTTTCGATCCTCCGCCCGCTCGAATACTCGGATGCGGGCCGCGTTCGGATGCTCTACGCCGGGGAGGCACATGACCTCCCCGACGTGGTGGCGTGCGGACTGATTCACGATGGCGCGGCGGTGCTCCTGATGGAGCCCGCTGCGCGTGCTGTGGCGGCGGTCGTGCCGCCTGAGTCTGGGAGACGCCGGAGGCGTGCATGAGGGGCCTGACGCGGGACACGCTGCGCGCTCTGCACTACACGCTCAAGACGCCCCCGGCGATTGAGCCGGTCGATCTGGCGCTGGCGAAAGTGCAGTGCCGCATCGAGCCGGACGTGGTGGATGAGGACGGCGTGCTGTCGGCTTACATCGCGGCGGCGCGGGCGTGGGTCGAAACCTACACCGGGCGCGGCCTGATGACGCAGACGTGGCAAGTCAGCCTCTATGACTTCCCGTCGCGGGTGTGGTTGCCGTATGCGGCCCCGTTGGCGTCGGTGGTGGCGGTGCGCTACTACGACACGGCGAACACGCTGCAAACGCTGTCATCGTCGGTCTACACCACGGCGGCATTCTCCGAGCCCGCGTGCCTGACGCTCGTGGACGGGCAGACGTGGCCCTCGGTCTACGTGCGCGATGACGCGGTGCAGATCGAATACACGGTCGGCGTGTCGGACGTGGCGAACGTGCCGCCCGCGCTCGTGCAGGCGGTGCAGATGCTCGTCGGGCACTGGTATGTGAACCGCGAAGACGTCGTCACTGGCACCATTTCGACACAGATCCCGATGGCGGCTGAGGCGCTGTGCGCGCATCACCGGCTCCGCGTGCGAGAGCCGCAATGGTAAGGGCGGGCGTCCTGCGTGAGCGACTGACCATCCAGTCGGCCACGGGTGTCTCTGACGGACAGGGCGGCACCACGACCGTCACGCCCACAACCGTGGCGACCGTGCGCGGAGAACTCATCGTGCGAGGCGCGACGGAGTTGCTGCAGGCCGAGTCGGTCGGCTCACAGGCGCGGTATCAATTCCGCGTTCGCGTCCGTGCGGGCATCAACGCGGGCCAGACGGTGGTCTGGTCGCCGCAGTGGCCCGCGCACATGCCCGCCGTGACGTTGCAGATTCTCGGCGTGCAGCCGGAACCGGATCGCCAAGGGATGCTGCTGACGTGCGGGGTGGTCCAGTAATGGCTTACCTTTCGCTTTCTCCACTCTCCACCGCGCTCTATGCGCTGCTTAACGTGGCGGGCCTGAATGCGCTGGTGAGTTCGCGCATCTATGACGACATCCCGCGCAACCCGACGTATCCGCTTGTGTGGTTCGAGGTGCAGGAGCCGCGTGACCTGCGTGGGTTCGGCACGGGCGGGATGCCGGAAGTGAATATCCGCGTCCATGCGCTGACGCAATACCAGGGCGAGAAGCAGGGACAGGACATCCTCGCCAAAGTCATCGAGCTACTGAAAGACAAGACGCTCACGGTGACGGGGTATCAGCAGGCCGGTCAGGTGTTCTACGACGAGACCGTGGTGCTGAAGGACCAAGAGATCGAAGGCGTGAAGGTGCAGGAGAACGTGGCGATCTTCCGCACGTATCTGAACGAGGCGTGATGGAGACCGCTGTGATTCTCACCGATGCCGTCAAGACGCTGCCCACGGATGGGCGCTGCCCGAAGTGCCGGGCCGATGAGTCCCGCCGCGTGGCGCTGGGGCTGGCGGGCCTGCGTGAAGCGTGCGGCCAGTGTGGATATGAGTTCCCGGAGGAAGCCCGTGGCTAAACGTTCGATGGTGCGTCCCGGTGCGGAGAAGTTCGTCGCGGTGACGCGTGGCTTTGCGTATCCGTGCGGCGCGGACCTCGCCGCGGTGCGCGAGGCGGGCGGGTTCTCCAGTCTGCCCGAAGACATGCGCGCCAAGATTCGGTTCAAGACCGTGCGTCCCGGCGAGGACTGCAGCGACATGCCCGCCGAATCACTCGCGCACTACCTCGAGCGCGGCGACGTCGCCCGCGTGGAAGCGGCAGAGGAGTAACGCATGGCGTTGTATGGCGGTCAGGACGTCGGGTTCTTGCTGGTGAGTGGGCGGTCGATGCTGCCCTCCAAGCCGCAGGGGCTCATGGAGTCCGTTGAGGCGATGCAGGAGGACACCTCCGGCCTCGGGGACGTGTGGGGCGAAGTCACGCCCACGGGCATGAAGCGCGCCGAGCTCTCGCAGGATGGCGCGTTCTACAACGAGGGCACGAACTCCTCGCACGAGACGCTGCGCGACGCGCAGACCACGAGCCGTGTCGTGTGCCTCGGTGTGGAAGGCAACACCATCGGCAAGCGGTTCGTCGGTTACGCCGGGGCCTACGCGCACAAATACGACGTGCTGGCGAAGGTCGGCGGGCTGACGAAAGCCAACGTGGAATACACCATCAACGGCGCGAGGGATGAGGGCATCATCCTGCAGTCGCTGGCGGCACAGACGGCCGACTGGAACACGGAAGGCGCGAGCAACACCGACTACACGCTCGACCCCGCGCAGCGCGTGATTCCGATCACGTCCAACAGTATCGCCAATCCCACGGTGGTCACGACGCCCATCCCGCACGGGCTGACCACGGGCGACATCATTCTCGTGTCCGGCGTGGCGTCGTCGAGCCCGACCATCAACGGGTCGCGGACGGTCACGGTCATTACGGCCACGACGTTCTCGGTGCCGGTCAACGTCACGGTCGCCGGCACGGGCGGCTCGTTCGTGAGGGCGAACTCCACGGGCGGCGGCATTGCGTTCCAGCAGGTGACGGCCTACTCGGGGTTCACCGGCTACGTCGGCAAGGTGCGCGACTCGGCAGACGACATCACCTATGCCGACCTGGCGACGTTCGCCAACGTGACCAGCGCGCCCTCGGCGGAAGCGGTCACGGTCGCCGGCACGGTGGATCGGTATCTCGCCGCGGACGGCAACGTCACCGGCTCTGGCTCAATCACGGTCTTTATCGGTTTCGCGAGGAGATAGCTATGGCGCTGTTCGGTTCCACCTCAGTCACGATCACCTACGACGACGCCCCCGGCGGCACTGGCCGTGCGCTCACGAACTTCGTGACCGAGATGGGCGGCATTTCCATCGAGGCGTTGCAGGCCGATACGTCGGCTTTCTCGGACGTCTGGGGCGAGTCCACGCCCACGGGCTTCAAGACCGTGGATGAAGTCTCGATCAAAGGCTTCTACGATGACACGTCCACGACTGGCCCGCACGTCGTATTCCGCGAGGTGGACGACGCCCCGAGCGATGCGACACGCACGCTCGTGGTGGTGTTCGGCGGCACGAACGGCACCTTCACCATTGAGACGCGGCTCAAGAAGTATTCGGTGATGCCCAAGGTGAAGGGCCTGACGGAATACGAGGCCATCGTGGTCCCGACCGGCTCGGGTGCGTGGTCGTAACCGATGTTTGCATCGAAGACGACACGCACGGTCCCGCTGCCGAGTGACCCGTCGATCACGGTCACGATCGGTAAGCTCTCGTGGTTACAGCGGCAGGATGCCCGCAGCGTCTCTCAGCGTGCCTCGATGAAGGCGCTCGCGGAGATGGGCGGGCCGTCCGCGCTCAAGGCGTTCCAGGCAGACGCGCCCGCGAACGCGGAACCCGTTGCGCCTGACCCGTTCCTTCTACACGACACGCTCACCGTGCTCGTGTGCGGCGTGAAGTCGTGGAGCGCGCCTGAGCCGGTCAACAAGGACACGCTGGCCGACCTTGGCGAAGACGACGCGGAGGGACTGGCGCGGGCGATTCTCGATCTGTCTTTGCCGTCGCCCACGCTGGACGCTGACCGAAAAAACGCCGAGTAGCCCTGCACCGTTACCTCGCGGGTGCAGGGGATGAGCCGATCCTCGATCAGTGGCTCATTTCGTTGACATGCGAGGCGTTCGGGTGCCGCCCCTCTGAGGCGGAGACCGAACTTGACGAGAACGCCGAGATGGTGTTCGACATTCTCGATTTGCGGAACTACCGGGATGCTTACTACCGGAACAAGCAGATCGAAGCGTTGCCCGACCTGAAGGCGCGCAACAAGGCGCGGGCGGGGGATGAGGCCGTGGCGGAAGTCGTCCGCACGGAGTTCAAGCTACGGCAGCAGGAGATCGAGCGTGACGGTCACGACTGAGATCGAGCACGACAGCATCACCAGCGCGTTCGCTCGTCTGGGCGATGCGGCCAACGCCGTGTTGTCCGACCTCGCCCGCGAAACGGCGCACACGCTCCAGCGCGAGATGCAGGGGCGTCTCCGGCGTCAGACGTCCGGCACTGGGCAGACGGCCAACGCCATCAGCGTCGAGAAGTCGGACGACGGGTTCTATCGTGTGACGTCGGGGAACATGGGATCGCGTGCGGCGAACCTGCCGATCTGGCTGGAGTTCGGGACGAAGCACATGACGGCGCGGCCCTACTTCTACGGCGCGATTGCGCTCGAACAGGGCACCTACCTGCGGCGCGTGGAAGACACCTTGCAGCAGGCCATCGACGGATTGGGGGACTAGATGGCGCAGCCCTCAATGACCGTCCGCATCGCCGCGAATATCGCGGAGTTGCGGAAGAACATGTCCGAAGGCCGCGACCAGATCGAAGCGACCCGCGCCGGGTTTCAGAAGCTCGCCACGTCGTTCCAGGGCGACAAGATCATTCAGGCCGCGCACAACGCGGCGGCGGCGGTCACGCAGATTGGCGGCGCGTCGCGGCTGACCGAGGCCGAACAGGCCCGCGTGAACCGCACCGTCGAGGCCGCGCTGGCGAAGTATGCCGCGCTCGGGCGTGAGGCTCCGCAGGCGCTGAAAGACTTGGCCGAGCAGACCGCCAAGGCCGAGCAGAAAACGTCGTTCCTCTCGACGGCGGCTGGCAAGCTCGTGGCCGCGTTCTCGGCGGCGGCGATTGCCAACGTCGCCAACAAAGTGCTCGACCTCACCGGCAAGCTGACCGACCTGAGCGGCAAGACAGGTATCAGCACGACCGGCCTGCAAGTCCTCAGCTACACGCTCGGCCAGTCCGGCGTGTCGATGGAGCAGGCGGCGAGCGCGGCGGTCAAGATGTCGCGGGGCCTCGTGGATGGCGACAAGGGCGCGGCCGATGCCGTGGCAAAGCTCGGCCTGAACGTGGACGCGCTGATTGCCTCCGGGCCGGAGCAGGCGTTTCTCTCGATCGGCTCGGCCATTGCGGGCGTCCCAGACCCGATGCAGCGTGCGGCGCTGGCGGTGGATATCTTCGGCAAGGCGGGCGCGGACCTCCTACCGGGCTTCACCACGAACATGGCAGCGCTGGGTAACGAGGCGCAGCGCAGCGGGGCCATCATCTCGGCGGACCTCGTAGCGGCGGGCGATGCGGCGGGCGACTCGATGGCGCGCTTGCAGGCGGCGGGGCTGGCGGTCATTGCCAACGTGTTTCTACCGATGGCGCCTGGTATCGAGGCGGTCGCCAACTGGCTCGGTCAGGCGCTTACGACGGCGCTCGACCTCGCTCGCGGCGGCGTGGATGCCCTCGTGATCAAGGGCATGGAGATGGAAATCTGGCTCCGCGAGATGGCGCTCTCGATTGCCGAGACGGTGAAGGCGGTGCCGGGGCTCGGCAGCGTGTTCGGGAAGACCTCGGAGGACATCGAGGGGATGCGCCGATCGGTGCAGGAGTCGAAGGACGCGCTGAAGATTTACACGACGGAAGCCGCGAAGCCCGCAGAGACCGCCGTGGTTGCGATGACGGCGGCGCATGTCGCGGCGGCTCCTGCGGTCAAGGCCACGACGGTCGCGCATGTGGAAGCATCCACGGCGGCGCAGAAGCACGGGTTCGACCTGCAATCGCTGGCCGGATGGGAAATCAAGGCCACGGCGGAAACGGCGCGTCTCGCCGCTGAACAGAAGCGGGCCGCGCAGGCGGGCCTTGAGATGTTCATCTCGTTGAGCAAGATCACGACGGAGATGCAGTCTCAGACCCCGCTGATCTCCACGGCGAGCAATCAGTGGGTCGGCTTTGCGGGCTCGGTGCAGCAGAGCACGACGGCGGCGGGCACGAGCACGGGCGGCTTCTTCGACAAGCTCAAGGGGTTGTTCGGCGGCGGCGGTGAGGGCGGCGGCGGCAAGATGTCGCAGCTCCTCAACACGGTCGGACCGCAGTTCGCGGGCGCGTTCCTCGGGCCGGGCTCGGCAGGCGACAAGATGAAGGCGTTCGCGACGCAGGCGGCGGGGACGCTCATGGGGATGATCCCCGGCGTCGGCCCGTGGTTGCAGCAGTTCAGCGGGCCAATCGTCGAAGGGCTGACGCGGCTGGCAAGCCGGGCGAAAGAGTTGCTGTCGGGCATCTTCGGCGGGCCGTCTGCCACCGAGCGCGAACAGCGCACACTCGTCAAGACGTTCGAAGAAGACCTAGCGTCCGCGCTCACCGAGCAGCAGAAGCTCGAGGCTGGCGGCGAGTCGTGGAAGGCGACGGTCATCCGCATCCGTGATGCCTACATCGCGCAGGGGCGGTCGGCGGCGGAAGCGGAAGCGGATGCCAAGCGGCTGTGGGAATCGTCCACGAAAGGCGCGGGCGCGACGGCCATCGTGATCGCCGACATCAAGCGCAAGATGGACGAAGCGGCGGCGGCGGGCGTCAACTTCGCGGATCGTGTCGGGGATGCCATCGATAACATCCCGCGTGATGTGGACGTCAATCTGAACTTCCGCCGCAATGGTGAAGAGCGGGCCTACGCGGACACGCCCGGTTTCAAGGTCGGCTCTCGCGGCATCCGCGATTTCGGCAAGGGCACGCTGGCCGTGCTGCATGGGCGTGAGCGCGTGCAGACCGAGGCGCAGATGAAGGCCGAGCACAAGGCGCTCACGCAGACGAGCGGCATGGTCGTGGATGGCGGCGGGTCGGAGATTGCCGGCGAGATTCGCCGCATGGTCGATGACCTCAAGATGACGCTCCCGCTGGCGATGCGGGACGCGATGGCGGGGGCGCGGTAATGCCCACGCCGACGGTAGAACTGGCATTGGCTGGCAGCTTCATTAAGGAAGTGCTCGCGGAGGTCAATGGCGTCTACTGGACCATGCAAGCCGCTGGAGTGCCAAAGAAGATTCAGCGCGTGCGGTTTGGGTCGATATCGGCCGGCTATCCATCGGTTTACGAATCGTATTTCGAAACGTCGATCACTGGAAGCGTGGCGGCGGATTTGAATCTGGCGACGGAGTTGCCGGAGGGGGGGTATGCGTTTCGGGCGAATGGGGCGTCGTTCCTGTTCTCAAGCCACGGTCGCCCCGGAGACTTCCCAGAAACAGCGCGCAGCCTCGAAGTGCTGCTAACTATAGCCTCCCTGCCAGGTGGCGGTATTGAGCCAGCCATTATGGGCAAGGCGTCGTTTGGCATCACCTACACCAACGCCGGAAACATCGTGGTGTATTACGGCGGGTCGTCGACTGCGCTGACCTACGCCGTGAGTCCTGGCGCGTTGACTCATATCGTGGTGACGCGCGCGGGCACGAGCCCGACTGATACCCTGACGTTGTATGTGAACGGCGTCAACCGTGGCACCGCGACGCAAGCATTTTCGTCGCTCACGTCCGATAACCAGTATTTCGGGATTCACTGGACCAACGCGCACTACCTGTCTGCCACGTATTACCACGCCGCGTATTACCTGTCTGCGCTGTCGTCTGGCCGCGTAACTGCGCATTACGACACGCTGTCGTGGACAGACGTGACCACAGACACACTCGGCGGGGAAGGGCTGACCTACGAGCGCGGCATCCGTTCGGACAGCCCGTCGCAACGCGTGGCGTCCTCTGGCGTGTTGACGTTCGCCATGAACAATCTCGCCAGCAACAGCGGAGGCGTGACTGGATACTACTCGCCGGGGCACGCGTCGTGCCGCGCGGGATTCGGCAAAGGCACGCCCGTGCGCGTCAAGACTGGCAGCGACACGCAGTTTATCGGACGTCTCCGCACCATTGCGCCCGTGCCGGGGCTGCGGGGCAATGGCGTCGTGCGCGTGGTGGCGACGGATTTTATCGACCGCTGCGCCGTGTTCATGATGGAGACGGGAGCGATTCTCGAAAACGTGACGGGCGATGTGGTATGCGAGGCGATCATCGCCGGCATGTCGAGCCGCCCGCATGGGTTTGAGGCGAACACCGGGAGCGAGTCTTACGCGCTGGTGCTTGACAACACGCGTGACGAAGCGGTGTCGGTGCTGTCTGAGTTTCACCGTCTCGCCATGTCGGAATTGGGCCTCATCTACGTGCGCCGCACGGGGCAGCTCGTGTATGAGTCTAGGGGCACTCGGATCGGCGCGCAGCCGACATCTGGCGTCACGCTCGCGGACACCATGCATGGTCTTGATGTGGCCGAGGTGGGGTCTGACACCATCAACCGCGTGCAGATCACGACGCACCCGCGTCTCGTAGACACGGCGGCGACCACGGTCCTGTTTGCCCTGACGAACGCGCTGGAAATTGCCGCAGGCGAAACAAAAACCATTCTCGGGCCGTATCGCATCTCCACGGTGCCAGGGGTCACGACACGCGTGGGCGGGCTGAGCATGGTCACGCCGGCTGCGACCACGGACTACACAATGAACGTGCTTGCGGATGGCACGGGCGCGGATGTGACGGCCTCGCTTGACGTGATTGCCAATTACGGTGCGAACGGGGTGCAGTTCGTCATCACGAACGCCACGTCTGCGCCTGCGTATGTCACCAAGCTGCAATGCCGAGGAAAGGGCGTCTACGACTTCCGGACCATTGTCGTGCGCGCTGAAAATGCCCAGGCGGTTGCAGACGATGGCGTCAACGCGATCACCATCGATATGGTGTATCAGCAGAGTCCAAACATTGGGAAGTCGCTCGCGGATTACCTGCTGTCGGCGTATGGAGCGCTGGCGGGCACGCGCGTCAAGCGCGCGGTGATGCTGCCTGACGCGGCCGGGATGCCGGCTGGACTGCTCACGCAAGACATTAGCGACCGCGTGACGGTCAGCGAGTCTATTACCGGCGCGACGGGCGACTACTATATCAACGGCGTGAAACACGAGTTCAAAAATGGCACGCTGCCGCGTGTGACGTGGTGGCTGAGCCCCGCGAGCCCCCAATCGTATTGGATTCTGGACCTCGTGGGCGCATCCGAATTGGATTCGAACGCGATTCTCGGCCCCGGCTAGGAGACAGGTATGGCATGGACAACGCCTCGGACGTGGGTCGCCGGAGAAGTCGGCAGCGCCGCCAACTTTAACACGCACCTTCGCGACAATCTGCTGGCGATCTTTCCAAATGGACCGGCGTGGACCACGCCGTCATTCAACGCGGCCAACTTCACCGGCAGCGGGTCCATGACGTGGACGCTGACGTCGGGGGACGTGGCGATGAACAAATACATCGTGATTGGGAAGACGGTGCATTGGCACATGGTGCTCACCACGACCACCGTGGGCGGCACGGCGTCAACCGGACTCCGTGTGGCGCTTCCGGCGGGGCTCACGCTCGTCGGCGCGTCTCGTGGCGTGTCGTGGCACAACGACAACGGGACTGAGGGATTCGGCGGCTACGTCGTGAACGCGTCGTATGTGGAGTTCTTCACGCCGAACACCGCGACCAATTGGGCGTTGTCCACCAACAACACGTCGATCTACGCCAGCATCACCTTCGAGATTGCGTGATGGACGACCAGCCGCACGTCACCCTGCGCGACTTCTTCGACGAGAAGTTCCGCGCGCTGTCTGCGCAGAACGAGCAGATCATCGAGCTGCAAAAGATCACGAACGGGCGCGTGCGGGCGGCCGAGAAGGCCATCGCCGTGCTGTCGTGGGCGTATGGGCTCGGCGCGGCGGTGCTCGCGTGGATGGTGGTGCATCTGGTGCAGTCGTGACAGACGCCGAGCGCGCCACACTGATTGAGGAGCTACGCCGGGACGAGGGCGTGGAGCCGTTTCCGTATACCGACACGGTGGGCAAGCTGACCATCGGCGTCGGCCGGAACCTGACGGATCGTGGGCTGTCCGACGACGAGATCGACTACCTGCTCCGGAGCGATATCGACCTCTGTATCGGCGACCTGAACCGGGGCGTGCCGTGGTGGGTCACGCTGTCGCCGGTGCGTCAACGCGTCTTGATCAACATGTGTTTCAACCTCGGCTGGCCGCGTCTCCGTGGCTTCGTCCGCACGCTGTCCGCGATGCGTCGGGGCGACTTCGCGACAGCGGCGGAAGGGATGCGGTCCAGCCTATGGGCGAAGCAAGTCGGCGCACGAGCGGAACGACTGGCGCAGATGATGGAACGCGGGTGACGTGTCGCGTGTGCCACGAGCGGCCGGCGTTGCCGTCTCGCGCACGCAACCGGGATCGCCGCTGCGCGCGATGCGTGCATCAGTCACCTGGAGGGCGGGCGCGGAATGCGCGCTACTACGCCGGCGAGGCGCGGAAGGCCGTCAACCGACAACACAATGCGCGACGCATCGTGATCGGCCAAGAGTATCACTCGACGGCGCGAAACATCGAAGACGCACGGCGCATCAACGCGCACATCAAGGAGAGACTGCGTGAGCTTGTCGAGAGACAGTCGCACAGAAAAGAAGCTCAAGGCGCTCCGGCGCGCTGAGTTCAACCTACGGCAGACCTTCGAGCGGATCGACTGGACGGAGGACGTGCTGTATCCCGAGATCGAAGCGCTGAAGTCGGGCCGTCCCGTGCTGGGGCTGGAAGCGGGCGCGATGTTTGACCTCCAGGTGGCCGATGCTCATACGAATCGCCGTGCAACCGAAACAGCCCCCGCCGCAGATGCCCGCGATTCGCGTGCAGCCGGCGCGGGTGCTCGTGCCAAGTCGCGCCCCTCGCGTGCTCGACTTCGACATCGAAAATAGGCCGCTGTCGTATCTCGGCTCGGACTTCACGACGGGGGAAGTCACGGCGATCGCGTGGGCGTGGACGGACACACCGAAGCGCGTGACGGTGCGTCTGCTCGGGGAGACGCCGCTGCGAGACATCCTCGCAGAGTTCGTGGCTGTCTATAACCACGCGGACATGGTGACTGGGCACTACATCACCGGACATGACCTCCCGATGATCAACGGCGCGCTCATGGAGTGCCGGATGCCCGCGCTGCGGGACGCCTGGGCGCAGGACACCAAGACCCAGATGATGCGTTCCAAGGGGCTGAGTCTGTCGCAGGAAAGCCTTGGCGCGATGTTCCGGCTCTCGAACAAGAAAGAATCGATGAACCAGAGCCAGTGGCGGGCCGCGAACCGGCTTACGCCTGAGGGGCTGGCCGAGGTGCGGCGGCGCGTCGTGGGGGACGTGAAGCAGCACATCGCGCTCCGGAAGGAACTGCTGGCGGCGGGGTATCTGGCCGCGCCGAAGAAGTGGTATAGCGGCTCGTCGAAGGCGGAGCCCTACACGCCATGAGAACGATCAAGGCCGAGACGTTCGACACGCTCATGACCGAGTTGCGCGCCGAACTCGCGAAGGGCCGCGTCTACCAAGCCGAGATCCAGAGCGACGGCGAACTCGTGGAAGGACTCTACGAACCCGGCAGCGGGAACGTCTACGTGGACCCGTCCCCGAACGTCGTGGACACGCTGCTGCACGAACTCCTGCACCGTCGCTATCCCCGCTGGGGCGAGCGGCGCGTGAGCCAGACGGCCCACCGGCTGGTGTCGGCCATGTCCGACGCGGAGCGCCGCTCGTGGTATCGCGCCTATCGCAAGACGGCCAAGAAGATGACCAAGCCCGTGATGGTGGATGCGTAATGGCGCACAACCCGAAATTCGACGCGCTGCTCCGCGAGATGCACGCGCTGCACGCGAAGAAGAACGCCGACTACGCCCGCGATGATGACCCGCTCAGTAACTTCACGCAGGCGGCGCAGGTCGCGGATGGTTTTACCGGCGTCGATGCTGTGTTCGCCACGCTCATCGGCGTGAAGCTGGCGCGCTTGCGGGAGCTGACCAGCGCGGGCAAGACGCCGAACAACGAGAGCATCGCGGACACGCGGACCGACCTTGCCATGTATGCGGCGCTCTGGGCGAGCTACTACCGCGAGTAGCGCAGTCATTACGTCGATCTACGTAATGGGTCTGTTTCTGGCCTAAATCCGCAAAAGATTGTTGTTGACGCGAGATTTAGCCAAGCGGTAGAATCCTTACATGGTCAACGCAAACGGCGCACGTTACGCCATCGACTCGACAAGCGGT